CGTACTCAGAATACTTCGGTCTTAATAAGATCGTAGGAACAGCATGGGAGCTAATCCCGTACTCCTTCATTGTCGACTGGTTCACCAACGCACAAGAACGAATCAATTCCTTGACTCGTTTGCGTGTGTCTGATCCTTATTCCGAGATTCGGAATATCCTCTACGGTGTCAAACGTCAAACGAGGAGAAGCATTTATTGCCTCCCCCCTAAGATGTTCGGCGCCTATGAGATTACCTCTCCCAAAAAGCCTTTCGCTTGCGGTGTATTAACCGAAAGCGATTACTCCCGTACACTAAGTTGTCCAGATGCTGAGGCCCTTTTTGGTGGCCCAAGCCTTAGCGTTGGTAAGAAAGTGTCACTTGGTTCGCTGTTAATACAGCGAGCTCTCAAGTGATATAACACCAGCAGTTCCATTAGGTACTGCGCTTTGATGGAGAATACAATGAGTGCCGAAACCATTATTGTCACAAAGTATGACAATACCACCGACATCACCTTCACCAAGCAATCCCAAAACGGTTTGAATACCGACTGGGTCAACACTGCTTCGTCGCCTTCGGCGCCGGAGAAGTTGTCGATCAAGCACGATATCAAGCCGATTGGGAGCTTGGCTTCCGATCGCCACACTGTTGTGGCTTCGATCGCCGCCCTCGACTCGGCCGGAAAACCCTTCCAGGTTTCCGCGTCCTTGACGCTGACGGTTCCTCGAACGTCTGCACTTGGCGATACCGACCTCAAAAATGTGGTCTCGTATCTCATGTGCTACCTCGGAAGCACCGGCAATACGAACATTGTGACTCTCGCCGATGGGATTTCTCCCTCCGGTGATTTCCATGTTGACGGTTTTACCCGTTAACTTGGTTTCTGATTGAAGATTCTTCTAATCTTCATACCTATTAAGCTTTCTTGGCTTAAAAGGTTTCAGAAGTTCTTTGTTCGTACTGCAAGTCGGTGGGTTAGGAGATTGCTCTCCTAGCTCATTGTGTTATCAGCCGGAAACCCTTATTGGGAGACCTTAATATGACTGATTTCATCGAACTCCATCTTGCCCTCTTGGCGGATGGAATCTCTCGTGGAGTACCTGTTTCTTCCGAAGACCTCGAATACCTCCGCAAACGCGGTGGGGCTGAAGGTCAAACCCTTTTCTCTATTACCTTTCCTTTATTAGGAAGGGCAGTTGATGGAGGGCTAGTTGGGGGCACCTTCGTGTGTCCTACAAACTTTAAGAAGAGACAGGGAACCCTCTTGCCATCATTTCTACATCTGGTTTTCCAGAGGTGCTTTGATGTCAGTGGGACCCTGAGAGAGAAACCTTGTATCCAATCCATACGGTTTCTACGTCAGTTTTTACTGTTAGGCTCTAAGTTGGAATCGGATCCAACGCCTATTCAGTGTGAACAAGCGTGGAATGGTTTTTGTGAGCGTCAGCGCAAATTGCGAAGCCTCTCACTACCTAAAACCGATACGTTGTTAGTTGCTAAACAGTTACTAACGCGTGTACTCAAGGGACTAAATCTTAGAAACATTTCACCAAGACATGGTCCTGGTGGTGTTTTTGAGAGAGTTCCTCAGACCACAAGTGGGATTTTAGAACCTGGCCTAAACGGGCTGAGCGCTTCTATCCCTATGTGGAGTATGGTGTTCATCTTGCCCCTCTTGGTCGAGTAAGGAAGGACAGCTTAGTGCGATTTGTTGAAAATTCAACAACTCGTGTATGCTTAGTTCCCAAAGACTTTAGGGGCCCACGTTTGATCTCAGCTGAGAGTGTTGTAACACAATACCTTCAGCAGGGTCAGATGTCTTTGCTTATGCGTAGAATCGGCACTAACGGCCTTCTTCGGAAAAGTATTAAGCTGGAGGATCAAACCTTCAACCAATACTGTGCCTTAGAATCGTATGATCAGGATCGTGTAACATTGGATTTATCCAATGCTTCCGATACTGTTTCATGCACTTTGGTCTGGTATCTCCTTTCGGGAGTACCTGATCTACGTCGGTGCTTGTTCGCTACGCGTTCACAATTTGCCACTTATCGTGGTAAAAAGGAACGTATAGTTGCATTTGCACCGATGGGTTCAGCAGTCTGCTTCCCCATCGAAACACTGGTATTCTGGTCACTCGCGATGAGCGCGTGTAAAGAAGACCCAGTGTTTAGACATGAATCGTGGGATGAGATTGCTCAACAGGTGGCTGTCTTTGGTGACGATATAATCGTTCCTAGGACAACATTAAACTTCCTCACTAACACACTAATCTCGGTCGGTTGTGAACCAAGTATGTCTAAGACATGTTGGAAAACGCCCTTCCGGGAGTCCTGCGGGAGTGAGTGGTTTAATAACCAAGATGTTTCTATAATTAGAAACAGGAGGATATACCATGTTAAGCAAAAGGATACTACCGCTGAGTACTATGAACTATTGCGGCTGTCACGGGGATTTTTCTCTAGACAGTGGTATAGTTCAGCTTCGTTGTTGGCTAATTGGGCTGGAAAAATCCATCCAATCATTCAACGCGACTTTGATAGAGAACGATGGGAAGAACGTCGTAGACTTAGATGGGCCACAAGCCTACCTAAGCATCTTAGACGTTTCTTACTTTCGAAGACTCTGTCAAAGGTACAATCTACGTTTGTTGGCCTCACGGAGTGGGGCTTACCAGAATTTCTGGTACGCTCACTTCTTGACAAAGCCGACGGCGGTTCTCACCTTGAGACTTTCGTCTCCTGGCTTGAACCCGCTGAGTTGAATCAATTCCCCGTTACGTTCTCATCTACTTTACATGATGAGCCCGTCTCGAGGTTTTGTTTGACTCAGCAACGCCTATTGTACAGCCTTCCGAAATCTCTTCAGAAGACTAGGAAGTGGGGGCCATCAAGCGAGCAGCGCTTACTAGCGCGGCTACTTGGTGACCGAACTGAGAGAATACCCTTGCTCGGATGCAAATCCAAAAAGGGTTGGATCTGGGTACCTAACAAGGCCTAGA